CTCCTGTAAAGTTCCAACGAATACTCTTAGTATCGTCTAAGTAGCTCTTGCTTTTAAATACATCTTCAGCGTGCTTAATAGTAGCAGCTGTAGGCTTTCCTTTATAGTGCAGCTTCAAGTAGCAGTCGACAAAGCTCTGCATATCTCCTTCAAGGATGCCTTTCATAAGCTTATCACTTCCCTTCTGCTCTAATAAATCAGCAAGGAACACAGCTGTTTGTTGGTTTCTAGTAGTTAAATTAACACCACCTGCACCATACTCATATGTATCACTAATCCATTCTTGTTGACCTAGATACTTCTGAGTACGGTTTAACCCTGTTTGCCAAGATGATTGACCTTTACTGTCATCATCAAGAAACTGATATAGACCTTGAGCTGAGGTTTGTTTCTTACCCTTCTCAGGTACATTCTCACCATAGGTTTCACCAGAGTTCTCCACTAGACCTACATAAGTAGCAAAGCCTAGAGCATTATCTATTGCCTCATCATAATCAACTCCTAATCGAGCTGCGTGGGGCTTCATAATACCACTGATATTAGGATTAACCTCAGGCACAATCGAGTTAGCTACTTCATCCCAACCCTCTCCTTGAGGGGCTGTATTAGGTTGCTCCTCATCAGTAGGGGAGAAGAAGTCATACACTCCTTGAACTGCATTATCAATAAATTCCATAGTCGTCAATCCTTAAATAGTTTAATAAGGTCTCCAAGAGGCGTTCCTTTCTTACCATCTTTAAAACCAGTATTTCGGTTGAAAGTAGAATCCGTCACTATTTTCTTCCTATCGGCTTCTAACTGCTTACTAGTACGCTTCTTATGCTCTTCTTTATTCTTCTTAATGATTCCACGTCTACGTGCTGCTACTGTTCTCTTCTGCTTAGCCTTCTCAATGTTTTGTACAATAAGCTCATCACTAATAGCGAATGGACCTAGGCGTACACCATCAGATTCCACTCTAAGCATAAAGTTACCAGGGGAAGTCTGTATCCAACGTGTTTCCACTTTATCCCAATCAACAGCACTACGTGTAACAGGTTTATTATTCTCATCAAAGTCTACTACTGTCTTACTAGGTAGAGACTTAATCAGCTCTCCACCTTTAGTCTCAATAGCAAGTAAGGTAGCAGTAGCTACTAGTCCAGGTGCTTGGGCGTTTAATGCAATTGATTTCTTGTATGAGTTAGGTAGTCTAAAACCATCTGCCATTCCCATTCCTTCTACAGGAGCACCTACGTTATAAGTAGCGGAGCTTAGCATCTTCTCTTTAAGAACATCTAACTCCACTCCTCCTGTACGCTTGTTTATCATCATTATAGTAGCAGTGATATTTAAGTACTTCTTGTAATCTCCCTGCATAATAGGTAAATTATCGATGACTTCTCTAGCTTCTACAAATATCTCTTCTGCTTCCTTCTTAGATACACCTTGTAGTTTAATAACACCATTATCATCGTAATCATTCTCATCAAAACTACCTAGTAACTGTTCTACATCAGTAGGACTAGCTCCAAGTTCACGTGCTAATAGAGCTGTCTGCCATCTAGGCATTGAGTCCATCAAACCCCATATAGCTGAGTTCTTGGTACGGTCTGCGCCTATAACATTCTCTAGTAAGTTTAGAGTAGCTAATGTGTCTACCTCAGAGCTGGCTATTAAACCGTCCATAGTAAGGCGGAATAACTCTTTATGTTTATCCGTTATCCCTTTATCTAGACTATTAAGAGCAAGCATATTATTCAAACGACTTACTTGGTCAGGTGAAGCCCTGCCTTGCCAGATATCACTTAAGTCACCAGCCATAATGTTCAAGACCTTGTTCTCTGCTCTAGCTTTAACAGCAGTAGATAGAGCTTTACCATCAATAGCATTATGGCTTAATAGCGTGTTCATAGATTCTAGGCTTGTTCTAGTAGGGTCGAAACTTTCTAGGTCCTGATACTGCTTCATCTGGGAGTATGCTTTAGCAATAGCCTTCTGAGCTGCATAAGATTCAGTAGTCTTCAGATTACTTAGTAGACTAGATTTAGGGTCTCCAGCCATATGTAATCCTTTTATATTAAGGATAGACTGAAGTACTGCATTCTCAGGATTAATATCCTTGGTTTCCTTCTTGACCACCTCATTGATTACTACTAACTGTGCTTCTTGGAAGGTCATCTTACTAGTCTGCATAAGAGAAACAATATCCTTATGCTTCTCATTGTAGATACCTGATGCTTTCTTCTGGTATGTTAGTTCTGTTGTATGTTCCTTGTACCTATCTTGCTTTGCGTAGTAGGATAAGACAGTAGAGTTAAGTGCTGTTGTACCCATCTGTAATAAATTAGCACTCGCAGTTGCTTGTGACATACCAGTAGTCGTAGTACCTGCTCTATAGTCTGCTTGACTTAAACCACCCCTAATAAACTGATTACCATAGTCTGCTTCTCTATTAGTACGCTCGTTCTTAGAGGCATCCGTAATTAGCTTAACTGTATCGTTCTTAAGACTAGTAGCATATGCACCTATGAAAGCATTCTTATAGTCACCTGATTTATCAGAATCAGCTAGTGTAGCTTGAGTTTTATCCCATAGTTTAGCTGCTTCCACTTCTTTCTGAGGAGGAGTGAAAGGAAGCCCTGTCTCAGGGTCGGTCATTAAATCAATCTCTGCCCAGTTATGTGCCCAAGTGTTCTCAGCATCGATAACACCATCAGCCTTCTCTGAAGCCACTGCTACCTTGTAGTTATCACTAGTTTCAAGAGCATTAGTACCTGCTTTAATAGCATTGATGAATCCTGTAGCATAATCAACAGGTTCTTGAGTAACAGGAGCTACAAAACCTGCATCTACGAATCGAGATTGAGTTCCTTCTATAGTGCCTAAGTTAGCCTCAACAGCATTACTTATCAGCCTTTCTCTTTGTTCTTTCATTTAAACTCCTACCAATTAGTAAGTGACTGTAACCACGAAGGACCACCTGTAGTAGCCTTTGCAAAGTCTCCTGATGCACCATAAGCACTAGCACCAGCCACTGCAGCTGCAAATAACATAGCACCTGCTGATTGTTTCTGACTCTCTGCTTCGTTAATACCTGATTGTGCTTCGTTAGCATATCTCTGAGATACTCTACCATCCTCTCTAAGACTAGAATCTACCTTAGCATTAATACTGCCTCTAGTAAACTCAGCCTGTTGGGATACGTTCATATACGAGTAAAGAGCAGACTGACCCGATAGCTTTGTATTAGCTCTAGATAAGTGATTCTTAGCTTCAGCTGCTATCTGTTGTCTATGTACCATTGCCTTAGCAATACCACCAGCGTGTACAGTCTCAGCCATCTTATCACCTAGCTGAACATTACGAGACTCTTGTCCTTTGGTAATACCCAGCTGTCGCATATAGGCATTATCATTAGCTTGCTGCCCAGCCTTTAAAGAAGCAAATGCACTTACACCTGCCATAAATAATTGAAACATAGTTACTCCTTATAAACGTATAGACCATCCATCCCTTCAACAGGAGTAGCGTGGTTTCTAAAATACTCAAACTTCTTTAACATAAAGTAACACTTAGGACCAAACACCTTCTGATGCTCTCTCCATAACTTAAACAAAGTTCTTCTGTTGCCTTCTGCGTGGACTAGGTATTTACCTTCAAGTCCTATTAAGGGATAAGCCTCTGTTACTACAAAGTAACTTGTCCCTTCTATAATTAATTCAGTCTCCAACCTCATACTAACGCTTAGCTATTGAGTTTCCAAAGTAGAAACCAACAACACTCATAATAGCGTGAGGTAGCCATTCAGGTGTGACCATACCCTCTAAGGTTACATACTCTGTAACAGTAGTAGTAAAGTCAAACATTAATAGATTAAATCCTTCAGTAACTTCCACTGGTACTACAGTTGGTAACCCAAATATAGGAGCAAACAGTATTATATAAGCCATACCTAGGAATGATAAAGTAATTGCTTTCCTCATCCAACTAGTACCAGGACTTTGAAACTCTCTTACAGCAGCCATCTGACCTGCTCTAAAACTTCTCTCATTAGCTAAGTCCTGCTGTGAGTCTGACTTCATACGAATGTATGCAGAACCTACAGTACTAATAAGCATTGTTATTATTTCCATTGGGAATCCAAACATATACTACTCCTAAACCATAAACCAATTAATCGGAAGTGTCCAAGGGTCGAAGAGGAAGATTCTAATACTTCCATCTACCAACTCAACCCATATCACTAGAACTTAACCTTTATCTCTAGAGGGTTCTTCTTCTTACCTTTACCCTTCTTCTTCTTAGCATCAGGAACGAAACGAGACTTACCGTCCTTTCCTTTCTCTAGACGACCTGGTGTTACGCTTAATACTTCAAACTCTTGCTTCTTCTTACTCATAATTATTCCTTATTATTTTTGATTAGCTTTATCGAACAGTTTACCAATCAGACTCTTAATCTCAGCGATATCTTCCTTGATATCAGCCTTGAACTCCTTCTGGTCTGAATGATAATCCTGTTTTAGAAGGTAGACGAGCGGTAGCCCTTCCTTACATATGTTATGTTCCTTCTGAATTGTTTTAAGGTCTTGTGCTATTCCGTGGAGGAAGTAACCTAACATAGTAACCATTAGTGTCAATCCATATAATCCTATCTCTTCCATTAATAGTTCCTTATATTATCGGTTGCTCGTCTAGTATCACCCAGTCTTGAAGCACAGAACTATCCCTTAGGATATTGTAGCTTCACTGCATCAATAGCATCATCAAGAGTTGTAGTGCCATTCTTCCTATCCCAGTAAGCCATATCAGCTTGTTCTTCTAGTGAAGGGTAGACCTTTACTCGGTCTCTAGTGTATTGCTTAGAATTATGAGTATCTATTAACTCAATCCTACGCGCCTCTATTTGCTCTAGTGTAGGACGTACTCCTGTGTATCCTTCAGGATAATTAATATATGTAATATCAAATATCTCATTATCAACATCCGCCTCTTCAGGGGAGTAATTCCACTCAGAGTTACCTGTTATCTCTTCTACTGCTGTAATAGAAAACCATAAGTTATCTAATGCCATATTATCTCCTTATACTGTTGTTTCTTGAATTGTGATAGAACTAAAACCCGAGATAGAGTTAGGCGCTGACCCCCAACCGTTTCTTCTGTTAATGTAACGAGTTCCATTCTCAGCTTGAATATACATACGCACGCCTATAGTCCCTGTTACATTTGGCTGCCATACAAACTTAGCGTGCTGTTTTAAAGGCATACCATCTTCGTGTCTATGTGCTAAATCACCCCAAGAAGAGTTGTTATAATCTTGATAGGCACTTTGACCTCTATAAGTAGTAGTGTGCCATCCACCATTATAATAAAGCTGAATATGTCCTGATACATTATCACCCGCACCTACAACAATACCACAATCAATAATAAATTTACTATTACTCCCTACTTGGGCGAATGTATTTGATAATACGTAAATACCACCCGTACCAAAACTCCTATGAGTCCTATCTTGCCAGTAGTGCGTTTTTAATAATCCACCTGGTTGTGGTTTATTACTCAAGTCATTAAAACTACCACTAGTAGCAACACTCGCCAACGTACCTGCATCAAAAGGAGCAGGTTGATTACTCAAATCATTAAAGTTACCTGATGTAGCAACGGTAGCCAAACTACTACTAGTAGCAAAACCACTAGACATAGCATTAATCTGATTACGCTCACTAGTACCTTGAGCTTGTACAGCACTTACCTCGGTACTACCTGTAGCAGCAACAGCCGCCTTCTGGACAGAACCCTCAGTTTGTAAATCACTGACTGCTACATTACCAACGGTAGCTTCAATAGCCTTACCGAGTAGTAACATATCCTTTTCATCTGTGATGGTATCCAGTTTAGCCTGGAGGGCTGTTTCAAAATTACTGAAATTTAAAGCCATTGTTAATTCTCCTTATGGTTTTGGGAACTCAGCTTTAATTGCTAAGATTGCATCCTTATGTGTTGTAGTACCATTGATACTATCATCACTGATTAGTTCCATTTGATTGAGTGCGTTGTATGCTTCTAAGCGGTTACGTGCGTATTCGTTAGCATCGTAAATTGTCTGATTATCTTGTGCCTTAGTAGTCGCTTGCGCTAACTCATCAGAAGTTAAATCTTGAAGACCTTCATTACTAATATGCTGGATATTACCTTCAGCTTCTTGTGAAACTGCACCAAATAACTCACTTGCTGCTTTTAATATATCTAAAGTACTCATACTCCTACCTCCATTGTTACTACTCTACATACACCTGCCGCATAAGGGTTTCCCCCGTGTGTTCTGTTCAGCCACATATCCCCTGTATGACACTTAATATACACACGGTATTCGATACTGCTCGAAGCGCTGGGGCTGTCTATATAAGAGCCGTTGGCATTGTGTATCGTGGAATTATTGTCTGGGTCATAATCAAAATTAAAATGTGCAAGACCATAGTTAGGAGAACCCGCACCATTACCCCAAGGGCACAACTGATAGCTCCCCCCATTAATAGAACGGTACATACTCCACTGTTTTTCATGATTCCACTCACCTTCCAGGTGCACACTAACTATGAACTTGCTAGAGGTGCCTCCCACGAGGTTAATTACTCCCGAAGTGACACTAGATTGAACAAAACTATTACTGTTGAAAGATTGATAACCATTATAACTAGTTGCTACAGTTTGTAGTAATCCACCACCGAGCCCCCAAGAAGCATTATTACTACCATCCTTCTTCAAGACCTGACCAGCACTACCACCACTAGGTAAAGTAGCAATATCACCACTACCTACTACCGAAGTACCACCAACAGTTTTAAAACCACTAGTAGGTGTATAGTTACCTAAAACACCCTGAACACTAGTACGTTCTGTAGCACCTGTAGCCTGTACATTAGCTATCTGAGCACTTCCCTCAGAGTTAACATTATTAACCTGTACTACACCTTCACCCAGGATATCAGATACTGAGGTAGAACCTGCAGCAGCATCAAGTGCCTTAGATAGAAGTAATACTTCCTTTGTATCGGTAGCTGCATCTAGTGCATCTATCTTTACTTGTAATGTGCTATTTAAAGCACTAACATTAATTGCCATTTATTACTCCTTATAATCCTGCGTAGGATATTGTTTCTAAATCTGCTTGTACTTGGTCCACCATTGCTTGAACAGCAGGTGGAATAGAAGCAGATGACTCTACGTTCGACATATCCTTCTTAGCAGCCTCGTCTAGGTGTTCGGTTTTAACGTCACCTGAGGCTTTAAGTAGGTCTGCTAGGTCTCTTGCTTTACTCATACCTTATACTCCTTTAGGATATTTATCTTTAACAACCTTAACCTCAGCTTTCCAAGCATCAATACCACCGTGATAGAGGGTATCTAGTTGGTCTGCTATGGATGGGTAGTCTGCTGCTCTATCTCTAGCGTATTGTTTGCTATCGTAGTCAGCTTGTAGACGGGTTAGTTCTGCTTGTATCTCAGCTTCTGTTGGTTGAGTTTGCTCAGTGTCTAACCATTCTAGTTCGTCATCTCTTAGTACCCACTGTGCGTTAGGTTTTAGAGATAATAGTGCGTTTGAAATATCAATCATTGTGCTATCTCCATAACTGTCATCACTGAAACACCATTCTCAACATCATCCGCACCGCCATTATTCGCAGAGCGATTTACCCACAGTGTTTTATTCGTAGAATCTGACGTACGCACTGATATATCATAACTACGAGCTGATGTGTTACCACTCGGTACAAAATATTGAAATGTCTTTGTGTTAGGAGTAGTGGCTACATCCGTATCATAAATATCACCGAAGGCAAAGCCAGACCAGCGCTGATTCCCAGCAATTGAGTTGTATCCTTCATAGCCAGAATCTGTAATTACACTTCCATTCTTATTAATCTTGATTGTAGTGTTATAACTGGTTTCTAACGATAATGAGCAAGTTAATATAAGCATTGATGTTGCTGACTTAGGGGTTACAGTGATTGACCACTCCGTAGGGAAATGCTCGTTCCCAGTAGAATATACACCCTTAGAATCAGACCTATGAGTAACAACCTGCAACACCTTACCAGCACTATCCGAGTCAAAGTTACTTGACCCTCTTATTTCACTAGGCATACTAAGCTCCTAGACCATCAACGATAGTCTTTAATTCATCTACATTCTTACCATCAGCAGTAGCAGTCATATCTCTTAGAGTCTGCTTATCAGCTACGATTTGAGTTGTATCAGCACCAGTCTCAGTTGCTCTAGTGTAATCTACATCTAGTGCTTCTAGTAGTGGCTGACGGTATGCTCTGATTGCATCCTTGGTTATTTCTGTTGCTTTGTTTTGATTAATTGTAATCATTGTTTACTCCTATGCTGTTCCAAATACTTGTATGGTGATAACATCTAAATCGTATTGAGTCCCACCCATTGTGCTTCTATAGCCTCTCACTCTACACCCGTTATTCCCAGGTTCACCATAATAAAGACCTGCTATGCCATCCCCATAATTCTGTGTTAAATCTGCGGATACTGTTGCAGAGGGGTTAGAACCAACTCCCACAGTAAAGTTGGCAGTATAATTCCCTACACTATGGTCTGTAATAGAAGAGACATTGTAGCTACTTCTAATAGCAACAGTCCCTCCTGTGCTTCCCCCACCATTAAAGTTCACCCAAGCCTTACAAGTAGTAGCACCAGTACCACCTAACTGTGGAACACCACCACTACCAGTTTCAAAGTTATCACTAACTACTGCACTAGCCATTCTTCACCACCCAACCAGTAGTATCTGATTCCCAAGCGTTTCTAAAGGTTCTGTCTGAAGGTACATCATCAGTAGCTACAATCTTGTACTTAGCACCAACTGGTACATCCTTGATACAAAACTCTGCTGTTACATTAGGAGCTGGTACGATTACTCCGATTGAGTTGCCGTTATCTTCTGTTATTAAAATTCTTTGTGTCATTGTTTACTCCTTAGTTTGAGAATATTTGTGCTGTTACTAAAGTATAGTCTTGCGCACCATACGAGCCATACATTGTTCTGATGGTTGTGCTTGTTGTTGTTGTTGCCCAGAGTCCGCAGTTTTGAGTGCCATAACCACCATAATTCATTTGAGTATTTGCCGTTACGGAATAATTAGCATTTGCCATACTACTACTAAAATTAATAGTATAGTAACCAGTACCTCCGTCAGTAATAGAACTTACATTGTAACTATCTCTAATAGCCACAGTACCAGTACCATTAAAGTTCACCCACGCCTTACAAATCTGATTACTATTAGTATCTACAATCTCATCAGTGTTTAGTGTTGTACTACCCTTTGTTAGAGTATCTACCGTTATATTACTTGCCATTAGATTACCACCCAGCGACCATTAACGGTCACAGTATATCCATCAGCTACAGTAATATCACCAATTGACATACCGTTAGTTGTTGATGGAATTGTTATATTCTCACTGATAGTCTGACCATTAGTTCTAATGATAGAATCAGTACCTAGAGATGGACCACCTCCTACTATGCCTGTAAGAGCAGAACCATCACCTGTGTAAGATGTGGCAGCTACTGTACCAGTAACATCAATACCAGTAGAGTCGATACGCATACGTTCAGCGTTGTCGGTCAGAAGTGAAAGATAACCAGCACTTGTAGTTCCTAGTTGAAATCCGCTCGTAGAACTTGAGAGTATATTCGTAAATTCAGAACCGCTGAATGTTATTTCATTAGTTGCATTGGCATTGTCTATTATTAACGTATCACAAGTAACACTACCAGTAACATCAATACCAGTTGAGGTTGTGGCTAGTTTCTCAGAGCCATCGTGAGATAATGCAATTCTTCCACCTTGCTGGAATGAAGCCATCTCAACACCATCTACTCCTCTTATTTTGACATAGCTCGAACCTTGAAGATATAGACTGCCAGTGCCGCCATCTGTAATATATGAAGCAGTGCCGCTATGATAAATCAGTAAATCATTATCATCACCAAACTGTGCCTTGACGTTATCACCTAGACTGATAGCATCACCAGTCTGTAAGTATCTACCGTCAGATACAGTCTTACTATAGTGGTCTGCTAATGCAAACGTACCAAAGCTTTGAGCAAAGAACGTATCACCTACACCTGCTCCACTTGTTAGTACAATATTAGCACCATCAGTAGCAGTGTAGTCTGTAGTGTCTAGTCTGATACCGTTTAAGAACACCTGTACATAACCAGGGTCATAGGTAACAGCGAAACTAGTCTGACCTGATGTAGCTGTATGTTCAACACTGTTCTCAGTACCATTCACAGATGAACCAGCATTCTGCCAACCTAATGTACCATATACTTTCATTGTCTGGGATGCGGTATCAAACCATAGGTCACCTGTACTAGGAGAACTAGGAGCTGTAGCATTAGACGAATATGTGTCAGCATAGTTATTAATCGCTGCTAACTCAGATACTGCTGTGTTGATATTAGTTGCGTTAGACACTGCTGAGTTAATGTTACTTGCGTTAGCTACTGCTGCATTGATATTACTAGCATTAGATACTGCTGAGTTAATGTTAGTTTCATTACCTTCAACGGCATTAATGTTAGTTGCATTACTTGCTACTGCATTTACATCAGTGATATTAGTAGCTACTGTATTTACATCAGCAATATTAGTAGCAGTAGTATTTACATTAGCAATTGAACCTGCCGTAGTATTTACATTAGCTACATTAGTAGCTGTAGTATTTACATTAGCGATGTCACTAGCAACAGTATTTACATTAGTAATAGCTGCACCTACTGTGTCTACATTACCTACTGAAGCTGCTACTGTTTCAATCTCACTAGTAGTCTCTTGTAAGTCTAGAGCTACTGTCTCAATCTCAGAGATAGTCTCTAGTAAATCATCAGCAACCTTAACAACCTTAGTTATATTACTAGATACAGTATTTACTGCAGCAATATTACCTGCCACTGTATTTACATTAGTAATTGACCCTGCCGTAGTATTTACATTAGCAATGTCTGTACCAACCAAGTTAATATTAGTTTCATTTGCAACAATACCTGCAAGACCAGCAGAACCGATACCTGCTACCGTATTAACAGAACTTACGTTAGTGGCAACAGTTGTAATATCAGTCTCATTGGCTACAACTGTATTGATATTAGTCGCATTAGCAACTGCAGCATTAATATTAGTTGCGTTAGAAACCGCAGAGTTAATATTAGTTGCATTGTCAGCTACTGCTGTAATGTTAGCTTCATTAGCTACTGCTGCATCAATATCAGTCTCATTGGCTACAGCGGCATTAATGTTACTTGCGTTAGATACAGCACTATTAATGTTACTAGCATTAGCTACAGCACTATTAATGTTGGTAGCATTAGCAACCGCTGCATCAATATTAGCTTTATTAGCTACTGCTGCATTCACATTAGCAATGTCTGTAGCCACTGTGTTTACATCAGCAATATTAGTAGATACGATAGTCACGTTAGCGCTGTTAGCATCTACTGCAAGTACATTAGCAATGTTGTTTGCTACTTGGTTTACATTAGTAATTGAAGTGGCAACAATACCAATATCAGTTGGTGATGCTGCTAAATCACTCTCTGTAGTACCAACCCTAATCATCAAGTTCTGACCAGATGTAGGGGCTGTGTGGAATACTACTGCGTTGTTAATAATGTCATATGTGTCTGACGATTGTAGTACTGTGTTCAGTAGTACATTACAATGGTCCTCCGATATAATCTCGAAGCCAACACTATAAATAGTCGTTCCTTCTACTGTTACTAGACTCTTCTCTGAAATCATAATTAGTTCCTATACTGTTCTAGATTTACTTATAAATCTACCTGTTAAATTAATACTATCTAGACAGAAGCCTTTGCTTCCTACAGATTTAATAGCTACGCTAGTCTTCTGCGCCTCACCCATAATAGTAGCAGTTGGTCCACCTTGTATATGCTTATGAAATACTTTGGTATGTTGTCCTACTGTTACTTCTATGTCTTGGTCACTAGGGTCTCTATCTTGTATCTTTATTTTACGTATCTGTAATCTACCTTGTTTGTCATCTACTTGTGCTCCTCCTACTTGGAAGCCCCACTCATTCAATAGGATATCACTCGAGTACTCAGCAGTAGTAGTTGCTGTAAATTCATCAGTGAAGTCTGCATTGTCGAAGGGTTCTGATTTAATACTAAGTCTACCTAGCATTCTATCAGTACCATAATCGTACATAACCATTAAGTAGTCGTCTACTACTTTAATATTAAAGATAGTAGCTCCTTCAAACACCCACTTATGCCAAGCAGATTGAGATTTATCTTCTCCTTCCCAAGCTTGGTCATAAACAAACACTGTATCACCTTCAGCAGGTAAGCAGAATAACTGGTCGTACTTAGTACTAACCTCTAGAGCAACTAAATTGTTATCTATGTAGGTAGGACAATGACTAGTAATATCTGCAGCCTCGTTACCTGTTGAGCCTGGTACATTGAAGTACTCTCGTATCTGTGTAAAGTCTCCTCTATTAAGAGGGAAGTACACATTAGGTCCAATAGGTTTAGGGGTAATGTTTATGTTAATAGGGTAGGTAGTAGTCTGCGCTAGACTAGCTGTGTCTGGTGTTAATGGTTTATCTGAGCCTAGTATGTATTGAGCGTGTGTGCCGAATATAAGTAGATTCTGATTGAATGGGATAGCATACTTTAGATTAGCCACAGTATTAGTATCTACAGATACGTCAATAGGGTCAGTAGGAAGTAAGTCTGTTACTGTTGTTCTAAAGAAGTTCTCATAGATACCTGTCTCAGACATAACAATGTTATCACCTGTGATGAATCCTAATCTATTACGATAGAAGAATACATCCTCAATAGTCTTACCTACGAAACTAGGTTGCTGGTTACTGTTATCATCTCCTCTATCTCTTTCATAGTAAGGGAATGTTTCAAAGTCAAAGTCACCAATATCTTTACGAACTAACACGTGAGGCATAGTTGAGTCATTAAAACCAGTACTAATACCAGGAGCTACAGTCTCAACCCAAGATTCACCTTTGTTCTTAACATATGTCCAGAAACCTTCAAACTTATTCTTCTCGTCTCCTGTTACATTAACAAGAGTAGATAAACCATAGAAGTTTCCCATTTTATTAGGTAAGTCTTGTAGTTTCTTAGTTACACCTTGCCAGCCGTGTGATGCTTGGTTACCCCAAGAATCGGAACTAGTAAAATCGTAACCAGCAGCAAATGTTGCTTTAACAATAGAACCATCACTGGTGAAGTTACTAGCTTTACTAGCTAAGTTAGTAGCTACTAATGTGGAATCAGCACCATCTGCATCATTATGATTAGTGTTCTGGTAAGAACCCATCTTATAACGGTAGGTAACAATATCAGTTAAATTAGTTCCACCATATGAGATGTAAGTCTTCTTAACCCAGTAATATCCAGTTAGTTTATGGTAATCTGTATCTGATGTCCCGTGAGTCTTACTTGTATTCTCTTCTACCGTTACTGTTTTATTAACAATGAAAGTAGTATCACCTACAGTAACAGTAGCAAAGCATTTACTTGCTTTTAAAGTAGTATCTACAACACCGTCTACGTCATATGTTTTAAGATAATCACTAGTTCCTGTTTCCTGTAGATTTCCTTCTAAGTCATAAACTCTCCAACTACCGTGGATGATTACAATGATATATGCTTCTGTACCATCTCCTCTTTCATAAGTATGAATGAAGGGAGTGTGTCCTAGTAAAGCATTATCTGTTTTAATATATTCAAGAGGATTCCTTCTTCTAGTACCCTCTGTGAACGATAGACTACAGTTAATCATCTCATCTACAGTAGTATTATGACGAAGTTCTGGAGCTTGCTGGCTAACACCATTAACTAATGATGGTATGCTTTGATTAACTTCCATAGTTACTCCTTAAAGTGCTGAGGGATTCTGACCTCTAGACATTACTCTTGTAGTAGAAGTCTCATCGAATATACTATAATCACCTGAACGTAAGTCTTCGGTAATCATAAGGCTTCTAGTAGTCTGTAGTTCTCTCTCTAATTGAGTGACCATAGCATCTACACCTACTACTCTAGTGTATAACTTTAGCTTAGCCGATGCTACTACTACTGATTGCATAGGGATAGGTAAAGTATCAAACGTCATATCCCACACAATAGATAATGCCTGTGGTGTGGTAAATATATATGAGTTTCTAGCTTTGTCATAAAGCTTACCTGCTCTTTCAATTAGGTCATCACCTCGTGATGTACCATCTATTGAGATAACATCAGCTGGGATAGTAATATATCCTGCTGTATCTGGAACAAGAGTCCAATCATCATCAGTATTAAACTGAAAACCTTCTGCCAGTACCTCGGTCTTAGCTTCACCTATTATGGTTTCAGCTAGTTCTGCTTCATAGTGACCGACTATAGAGGTAGTTGAAGGTACTGGACTTTCACCTATCGTTGTTAGGCAGATGTTTATTGCATCGTTATATAGTTTCATAAAACCTCTTTATTTAATGTGGATGAAACACCCTCCGAAGAGAGTGCCTCAATTAGTCTAACTTAGCTTACGCCTTAGTTAAACGGATTGAACAACCAGCGTTAAGTACGCCTTCGCCCATTGCGTAAGAAGCAACCATCAAAGTACCTAATTTCTCAGGGATGTAGTTTGCTTCAGACTTGATATCTAATAACTTAACAACACCAACTGCGTGTGGAGTAAAGATATAACCCCAAGAGCCTGTCGGAATGTTATTAGAAGTCATAATTGGAATACCAGCAATCTTGAATACATTACCTGTATCAACACCACCGTTACCATTTGTCCAATCACGATTAACAGCTTTATCAGACTGTACTAAGTTGTAGTAAGCTTCAGGTGTGATTACACATACCTTGTCGCCTGCAATGTCCTTAGTGTCCATTGTAGAAGCAGCATCAAAGATTGCCTCTACTAGCTCGTTAGTTGTTAAAGTAGTACCTAATGCAAGGTCAGCATTAACTGCTGGTTGACCTACTTTAGGAGTAGCTGTAGCACACGCATCTAACTGTGTGATTACTGCCTTATCTACTTTCTTAGCTAACACGTTACCCATCTCAGTAGAGTACTGACCACGAGTCTCGTAGTGAGACATAGCTTCTTCATAGTCGTCAACAAATACTGAAGAGTACTTGCGAGCAGCGATAGTAATGATTTGCTCATTAGAACCGATGCTAGAAGGAGTTACGTCATCACCTGGAGTGTGAGTCTTAACATCAGAATCAGTTAAAGCACCAATTACTGGAAACTGTGCTGATTTACCTGAGTTGATAGTACGTGTATTTACAAGAGGTAAGAATACATTCTTTGTAGAGAATGCAGTAAGGACTTCACCTGAGAAAATCTTAAGTGCTAAGTCCTTGTTACCTGCTGTGCCACCGAAGTCGAAGTTCGGATTTGAAGTTGTATATGCCATTATATTATCCTATATAAAGTTAAAGTGTACATAAGTGTACGTTCAGTTTATACAGCAATACGTTGGGTCTAAAGGGTATCTCTCATCCTCCCCCTCGAGGGAAGAATCAAGGCAATTATACTTACTTGTGTTACTATAAGAATGTCGACAGCGCCAGCTTACGTTGCACTTCTGCTCTGTAAGTATGGTCTGTCTTGTACTTAGGGCTAGACATAGCTTCCATCATATCACTTTTAGTAGTGAAACCACGGCTACTACTACTAGCACCTGAAGTACGATTACCACCAATCAAGTTAGGATTGGCAGCCTTGTAACGAGCGTTAAGCCCTTGGATTGCAAACCGTGCGCCTTCTTCACTATCTAGAGTAGCGTTAAAAGCCTCCGTTTCACTTTCCGAGAGGTTCGAGGCAGCCCACTCAATCATAGACTGATATTCAGCTTCTCCACCAACCTCACTTTGCAATGCGTTGATTTGTTGTTGCTGAATTGCCTCTTGCCCCTGTATATAAGAATCGACCACCTCCTTTGATAAACCTGCCTGTTCGAGGCTGGTATACGTCTCTGAAGATAATTCTCCATTCTCACTATACTCGCTGTTTAGTCCATCGAAATCAATTCCTTTAGACTCTACAGTTTCCTGTGCCTCGTCCACACTATCAGTAACCTCAGGAGTTTCCTCCGTTGGTGTATCCTCTTGTGCTTCAGTAGACTCCTGTCCCATCTTAGATTGAAGCTCTGTATAAGCCTTCTCTAGTTCTGCGACATCTTTATATTTACCAGCTAGAAGTAGGTTTTCATTATCACTTCTTAGCTCTTGGTTTGTTTGTTCTTCGCTTTGGCTTGCTACTTCCAGCATCTCCTGGTCGTGCTCGCTTAGCTGTGGACTTTCCTCCACTTGGTTTTGTTCTTCGCTCATTATCAGTCTCCGTTACCGTTTCATTTGTGTAAATTGTAAATTTAATCTCACTCATAGATTAACCCATTGCTTGTTGCCCTAATGCTGCACCTGCCTCTGCGCCTCCAGCTTGTGCTGCGCTATCTAAACCCATTTGTCCTGCTTGCATAGCCATAGCTTGTTCTTGTTCTTGTTGTATCTGCTCTTGAGACTTAATAATCCCTTCTGCATCTAAACCAAGAGAAGTAGCTACTCTATTAATCACTGCATCAACATTAGCGTGCTGAGCAAATATCTCAGGACCTAGTAGTTGTTGTAGTGTTTGTGCAAACATAACTAGTTTGTTATAGTCGTGTCCTCTTCCTAATGCTTCTAAACCAGTAACAATAACTGGCTCTACTAATCCTTCAGGAAGTTGTGTCTTCGAGTTCTTGAAGATAATCTTAACTAAAGGTAGTTGTAATTCTTGTGAAAGAATAGAGTAAATACCACCTAATGCATCTTCAAGCTCACCTGCTACTAATCTGATTTCCTCAGCAGTAACACGCTCAGCGTTACGAGTAGCACCTTGTGTTAACAAGAATGCACTAGCAAGTCTCTGTTGAATCTCTTGAGCAAGTTGATATGGTATTTGCATATCATTACCCTTAGCGACCTGCAAAGTAGTAACGTCAGCTGCTTTACCTTGTACGAAATCACCTGACCTAGCCTTAGCTAAATCACGTGCTCTAGTAGTTCCTGTAGGGTCTACCAAGAATACAATCTTAGATGAAGCTGCTGCTCCTTCTACCATACCTTGGTTTAATGCCTCTAGAGAACGTAAGTCACCTAAGTACTGCTCTACTAAACCTCTACCATAGTCTTCACCATTGATAGCTGTCCAACGTAGTGCAAGGAAAGGACTGTCTTCAGCCTTCATCTCACCTTCAGAACCAGGGACTACTTCTCCTAGGACTTCCTGATATACAGAGTATGACCCTGTTTCAGTAATCTTAGCACAAGTATATAAATCAGTCTCATCGTCTGTTAGGTCTAACTCAGGTACGTCAGTAGGATGCACTGTTTCTTTAACAATGATTTCTACTACTTTACCAAGAGCATTACGCTTAACAACATACTCATTCAGATTATAGACACGTAGTTCTTCGTCCTCTAAACGGAGTAGAGCATTACCTGTACCAATTAGAAGCTTCAACGCTTCAAACAAAGGTACTCGATATGCTTTCTTCTCTATATATGTGTAAAGGTCACGCTCAAACGCGGCTAGTGTTTTCTCTAGTTCTGCTTCCTGCTCAGGCTCTAGTTGTCCTAAGTCCTCTTGATTAGGCATTAACCTAAAGAAAGGGGCGTTAGGAGGTAATAGAGTTAGTAGTAGTTTACTAGCTAAGTGATTGACTGCTCGAGCACCAATAGATTGGTAAGGAGTAGATAGTACATCTTGTTCCTTATGCCCTTGCTTAGTTAACATAGAAGGAATAGTAAGCGAAGCACAATCCCTAGCTCTGTCTAGTACTGTTGACTTCTCGCCTTCTAGTTTAGACCACCGAGATTTTAGTGTTTCTGTGCGTTCTTCTGCCATTCCTTACTCCTTAGCTGTATCCTTTAGCTACTCCAGACTTAACGCCTGATTTAGCAGCAATTGCTAATCTACCTTTACCCTTCTTAATAGCAGTAAGCTTCTTAGCCTTCTTCTCTCCATCATCACCAGGTTTGAAAGAAGCCTCATCCTGTGTGATTGATGGTGTTACTGGTGGTGGTGGTGTTGGTGCTTTAGGTGAGCTAAATAATCCGCCCATAGTTATTCTCCTGTGTGTTTCAGTTGTAATAATAAGCGAAGTAATTCAATCACTCCTGCTTTCTTTCCTCTCTCGAAATCTGACATTTCCTCTGTGACCATTTGGTCAGGGAACATTTCTTCTAATTTCTTAAGTAAGTCAATAGTAGTACTTGGTAATCTATCCATTATATAAGTGTCCTTCTTTAGATTAAATAATAACCTTCTGCCCTCCATTTGAGCTGCGATGCCCACCACCACACGTTTTAAATGATGGTGTTCCTATTATTCTGGTCGGGGCTTCGTCTCTACATTTAGGACATATTGAAGGGGCGTTGCTCTCTGCCATTGGTCTCCTTACTTCATACTCGTGAGTACAGTTGTTGCATCTAAAACCATAAACCATTACGACTCCTTTAGTTTATGTGCGACTGCACATTTACTGCCATCATCATTAGTAACATAATGTAATCCATCGTTACCGTTCTGACCGACTATGTCCATACGTTCATCATCCCAAGGCTCTCCATCCTCTTTAGCTAATTCCTTCAGCCTAGAGAAGTAGTTCTTAAGTACCACCTCAAGTCCAATAGAGCATAGGTCTTTGACTATAGCTTCTGTCAGTTCTATTTCTGTATTGTTACTCATAATCTATCCCATTCTTTGGCGTAGCTAGCAAGGAAGGCATCAGCTTCCTTTAGTGCTCTCTTCGTACCTTCCTTTTTAAGTTGATGTACGAGGAGGTTATAGCGTTTCTCAAGTTCCTGTCTCTTTGATTTCTCTTCTTGATATAAGTTACACCACGAAACTGCGGAATCCTCAATAGCTTGTTCATACAATTTCTTCCTGGTCACTGACTGCCCCTTAATTGATAAAACCTTTGCCATATAATAACACCATCCTTCTTAATAGTAATAGATTCACAGTATTGAGTAGCACCTCTAGCTTCTGCCTCTAGTACCTTTATGTAGCATAGTTGTAGAGTAGGGCATTGATATGTACCTCCACCTGTATGGTCAACCTTAACTATATCCATAGTAATATCATCATAAGGGAAATCATATGAGATTCTAGCGTGAGCTTCATACAGACTACCTAATACTATGAAAGCAAGTAGTACTACCCACTTCCTATATTTCTTAAGGTCATCTAACCAATCAAAGGTAGTAAGACTACTATCCTTGGAGTAGAGCCTTTGACGACCTCTCCACCCCTTATAACCTACTCCCATATTATTTCTCCTGTCATACCTACTGCTGAATAATCAGTCACAGTCTTCTCGAAGAAGTTACTCATACTGTCACCACTTGTTAGTTCTTCTACCCACGGCAATGGGTTCTCTTTAACCTTAAAGTTTCCCTTAAAACCCATCTGGATTAAACGCCTGTCCGCAAGATAGCGTATATACGTTTTAACTTCACCTTTATCAAGTCCTTCAATATCCCCACTCTGATAGGCAAGGTCAATAACTTTATCTTCCAACCTAACAATAGTTCTTGCCATCTCGTAGATTTCTTTCTTAAATTCGTCATTAACAATTCTCCTGTGTTCATTACAAAACTCTCTAAATAACCTAGACATACCTTCAGTATGCAGGGTCTCATCACGTATCGACCACTCGACTACGGTATTCATACCTTTCATCTTACCAAAGCGTTGGTAGTTGAGAAGCATCACGAAGGCACTAAACAAACTAACACCTTCATTAAACACTGTAAGTGCTAGTGATTTAGCAATACCGTGTAGTGAATGTACATCAGCCTCCTGCATAAAGTCTACCTTCTCAGCTAGCTCTTCATACTCAAGGAATGCACTGTATTCTGATTCGTGTAATCCTAGGGTGTCGTTAAGTAGTGCGTAGGCTCTAGCGTGTATACCTTCTCTTGCTGCGAACGACATCAACATCATACGAACTTCGTTATTCAAGAACTTAGGTATGTAATAGTTACAGTAGTTACCTGCTACTACTACATCGCTCTGAGTAAACAAACGTAGAATCTGTGTTATGTGGTTCTTCTCTACATCAGTAAGTGTACCGTCCTTCCACTGTGTTACATCGTCATTGAGATTTAATTCCTTCTCAGTCCAATGTAAATCTTCGTGTTGTTCTGCATACTCCACCGCCCAAGGATGAGCAAATGGTTTATACACCTTACTCTCTTCCATTAACCCTGGCAAGCTAGACATTCTGTATCCTCCATAAAATCCTTAAGAGCTACTCTCGTAACCTGTTTACCTATGTTCTCAGCACTAGAAGTAGCTGAAGTACGTAGATAGTACAAGCCTTTAAGCTTCTGCTTCCAAGCCTGTAGGTGTACTTGAGACACATAGTTCTTATCGCTACCTGCAGGGAAGAATAGATTAACACTCTGACCTTGACATATAAACTCTTGCCTATCAGCAGCGTGTTGCACTACCCACGATTGGTCTAGTTCAAAGGCTGTTTTAAACACATCCTTCTCCCATTCACTTAGATAATCTATGTGTTGTACACTTCCGTTGTGGTGTCCGATACCTCTCCACTCCTTCTCTAACCACTCTTCATCCTTACCTAGTCTTAGTCTATGTTCTTCCATAGTAGCCTCTAGGTATTTATTTTTGATTAAGTGGCTACCAATCCTAGTCTTATGTACAAAACTATTAGACTTTATAGGTTCAATAGAAGGTGAAGTTCCTAGAATCATTCCACTGTTAGCATTAGGAGCTACAGCAAGTAGGTGTGAGTTACGTCTACCTGAGCCAATACCTAATTGATAAGGACCACGTACATCTGCTAATGCTTTAGTAGCTTCAACTGCTTGCTCTTTAATTAGATTGAACATCTGTCTGTTTCTTCCAACTGCTAATGCTGACTCCCAAGGGATGTTCTTAGATTGTAAGTAACTATGGAAACCCATAGCACCTAAACCTAGACTACGCTCACCTATAGCAGACCTAATAGATTTAGCCATATGTATTGGGTGTGCATCTTCAATGAAACAAGTAAGCACATTATCTAACATTGTTATTAAGTCACAGACTAACGATGATGTTTTCCACTCTTCAAATCTTTCAAGATTGACGGAGGATAAGCAACATACTGCCGTGCGATTTTCATCTGTGGGTAAATGAATTTCATTACACAGATTGCTTCCTTTAATTTCGAGTCCACTTTCCTTCAGTTCCTTCGGTAGGTGTCTATTAGCTTCATCAATGAAGTTGAGGTAGGGTTCACCTGTCCTGAAACGTGTCTCGAGTATGCGTTCCCACATCTCTCTCGCATCCACTGTATCCCTGACACTGTTGTCGTGAGGGTCAACCAAATCCCACTTGCTATTGCTAATGACAGCATTAACAAAGCTATCGGTAATATTAATAGCGTTGTTAAGATTGAAACACTTACGGTTACTATCACCTCCTGTCGGTATTCTGATATTGAGAAATTCGATAATGTCTGGGTGACTGATGTCCATATACGCTGCATAACTTCCTTTCCTTGTTTGACCTTGTTTGTATGCAGTCATTGCTGAGTCTGCTACTTTAATGAATGGTATAGGTGAAGGTGCTTTGTTACTTACTGCACGAACATCTGACCAGTGACCCCCGACTCCACCGCCCTTAACACTGAGCCAAGCCAGTTCGGACTGGTGTTCGATAAGCCCATCAAGAGTATCAGGAATGTAAGTAAGAAAGCAAGAAATAGGTAATCCTTTAGCTTGCTCTCCTGGCATAGGAGCGTTAGACAATACAGGACTACTGAACATAAACCAACCATTACTAACAGCATCATATAACCTCTGTGCTAATTCAACATCTCCATTACTATAGGCAACTGATGCCCTAGCGTATGCCTCTTGAGGTGATTTCTCTTTACCTCGTAAGTAGTAACCTCTAACAAGTTCTAATGCTTGTGTTGTTAGTTGTTTATCACGTGCTCTATCTATTGTTATGCCTAGATACTCACTCTTCATCCTCAATTCCCCATAATTTAATTACATCATCACCATTGTACTCACTAGGTCGTAGCATTCTCGCTACTCTAGCCTGTACTAGGGCATCATCTTCTGTTAGTTCTTTATCTTCGTAGGTATCTACAATAGCTTCCCACACTTCCTTCTCGTTAGTCAAATCAAGGGTTTGAAGTATCTTCTCTGCCTTCTTTGGGCCAATGCCAGGACAACCTTTATAACCATCACTTGTGTCACCTGTTAGGGTTTGTAAGTAGAAGACATAATCTGCATC